TAAACCCGACTATCAGTAAGCTAATGCTCACCAAGCATGGCTACTCAGATCGTCAGGAGATTGATCACAGCAGTTCTGATGGGTCTATGAAGCCAACAGTGATTACGCTGCAGGGCGTAAGGGCAGAGCAGAGGGGCGAGTGACGAAATTGGTTCTCGATGCTTGCTGTGGAGGCCGGATGATGTGGTTTGATAAGCGGGACGACAGGGCCGTATTCGCGGACTGCCGCTATGGTGATATGCAGATTAATCATCACCCCTCTCAAGCCGGCAGAAGCCCAAAGCAATGCAGGCCAGATGTGCTGCATGACTTTAGGAACATGGACTTTCCTGACGAGCGGTTCTATCACGTTGTGTTCGACCCGCCGCACGTTAGGGGCATCTCCATGAAGTCTGTCACCGGCTTCAGCTATGGGTCTTTAGATAAGGAAACCTGGGAGGCAGACCTAGCCGCTGGCTTCAAAGAGTGCTTTCGCGTTCTCAAGCCCTACGGGACGCTCATCTTCAAATGGAACGAGACAGACATACCGTTGAAAGATGTGTTGGCGCTAACACCAGAAAAGCCGCTTTACGGACACCGAAGCGGCAAGAAGGCAAACACTCATTGGGTGGCATTTATTAAGTCTGTAGATGACAGCAGCGACGATACAGATACCGGATCCGCTAGTCCCGGTATTTGAGGGGCCAGCCCGATACCGAGGTGCATACGGCGGCAGGGGTAGTGGAAAGACTCGCACCTTTGCGCTGATGACTGCGATCAAGGGCTACCAGGAGGGGATGAGCGGTAACAGCGGGCTGATACTATGCGCCCGGGAGCGGCTTAACTCTCTGGAAGACTCCTCGCTAGAGGAACTGAAGACAGTAATCGAGCAGCATGACTTCCTTCGGGAGTATTACGAGTGCGGCGAGCGATACATCAAGAGCCGGGACGGCCGTATCCATTTCGCATTCTCAGGGCTGCGGAGTAATATCAACTCGGTCAAGTCGAAGAGCCGCATACTGCTGGCATGGATAGATGAGGCCGAGGACGTCTCGGAGATGGCATGGCGGAAGCTGGTGCCGACCGTCCGGGAGGATGAGAGTGAGATCTGGGTCACATGGAATCCAGAGAGCAAGGAGTCCGCTACTCACCAGCGGTTCAGGGAGAACCCGCCGAGAGACTCAAAGATTGTAGAGATCAACTGGAATGACAATCCGTGGTTCACTAAGGCCCTAGAGATGGAGAGGCTTGAGGACTTGGAAAAGCGACCAGAGATATATGATCACGTTTGGGATGGCGGCTTCATTGTCTATACAGATGGGGCCTACTACGCCCATGAGATGCTGGATGCGAAGAAAGACGGCCGCATCAGCGCAGTTCCGTATGACAAGGGCACCGGGGTAGTCACCGCCTGGGACTTGGGCATGGATGACTCAACTGCGATCTGGTTCGCCCAGTTCGTGGGGAAAGAGATCAGGATCATTGATTACTACGAAGCTAGCGGATACGCGCTAGACCATTACGCCAAGGTTCTTGACGAGAAGGGCTATCACTACACCAACCACATCCTTCCGCATGACGTCAGGGTAAAAGAGCTCGGCACCGGCAAGTCACGATATGAGGTGCTGCAGTCCCTTGGCCTTACCAATATAGAAATCTGCCCCATGCTCGGTGTTGAGGATGGTATCCAGCAGGTGCGATCGAGCATCCCTATGGCATGGTTTGACGCAGAGAAGTGCGAGCGGGGCATTGACGCCCTGATGCAGTACCGCAGGGATTGGGATGACTCCGGTAAGGCGTGGAGAGGCAGGCCAAAGCATGACTGGACGTCTCACGCTGCAGACGCATTCAGGTATCTCTGTGTGGGCCATAGACCAGCCCAGCAATGGACGTCAGGGCCTATCAGAAGGAACATTCGGGGCCTCGCATGAGGTATAATTCGCTTTCCCCGTCAGGAATCAGTAAATGGCCCTGTTAGCCGCTATTGCTAGAGATATTGCAGAGCTTGTCCGGGCTGGCTATCCAGAGGAGACGGCTAGGCGCATAGCTACTGGCGATCTCCCAATGGACACTGCGAGCCGCATGGAGCGGGCTAGGCAGCAGGGATTTGATCCTGACAACATTGAATATCACGGCACAGAAAACTACTTCACCGAGTTTGAGCCAAGCCTGAGGGGGAAGATGGGCCCAGGCGTCTACACTACGCCAGATCCAGAATTAGCGGAGATACACGCTGCCAGCGGCCAGATAATGCCCCTTCTGTTGCGGGGGGATTACATCAGCCGAGCAGATGCGTTTGATATGCGCCCAGATGTTACGGGCAGAGACGGCCAGCGCATCCTCAACGAAACCTTGCGTGAGGCGGGCTATTCAGGCACTAGAGCCGGGAGTCGCGGGTCATTATCTCCAGAGACCGTGACGTTTGATCCCAACAACATCCGGTCGTATTACTCAGCCGCATTTGATCCTGACTACACTGGGCCAAACATATTGGGAACCTCAGCGGCCACAGCTGGCGCTCTAGGACTATTGGCGGCACCAGAAGAGGCGGAGGCAGGGGCTAAGTCGCAAGCTGCTCAGGAGGCCATTCAGGGCGTTATGGGGATGATTGACCCCCGGTTTGACCCACGGGTCAGGGAGAGAGAACGCCTTGCAGCCTTAACGCCCACAGTTAGCGAGCGCGGAACCCTAGATGACATTCCCAGAATTGCGCTATCAGACCTAGAGGGTCGGCAGTTCATCACCACAATGTCAGATCGCACCAGAGCAGGGGGCCTGCTAACTGGCATCAATGATGTTGAGTTTGATCTTCCTGTAAACCTTCAGGGCGGTCAGGACTTTATGTTTGAGAACCCGGGCGCTGTATGGGCATCAGCCCCAGGCGTTGTTGGGCAGATCATGCGGGAGGCGTATAGATCAAAAGACAACCCAATCTATCTGCCATACCGAATGGCCCCAACTGGCGGCGACTTCTCAAAGATGACCGGGGAAACGATGATTTCCTATGCCTCTGCAAACATGACTCAGGCCCAGAAGAGAGAGCTCGATAAGGCAATCAGGGGCTATGTGACAAAAGGCAAGATGGTCAAGCAGAAGGATGGCCCATCCAAGCGCGTGGGTGACGGGCTTTCTATTGAGGGCTGGCAGGGCGTAGATAGTCCAGCGTCAATTGAAGCGTGGAGAAACACTCCCGATTCTGTCAGAAAAGAACTGATGGATATGATGGATAAGCAGTTCCGCAACAAGGGCGGTCTGGGCATAGGCGAGGCAAGGCTGGCGGTTGCAGATCCATATCAGGTTGGCCTCCGAGACGCGGGGATACAGAACGTGGGCCTGATATTCCGAGATCAGCCAGTGATTAAGGAGTCTGGGCATCCATCCTACCCGTTTGCTGTGCCTGGCGAGGGGCTAGGAAGGCTCGACGATCAGCCGATGAGCATCTTTGACCTTATCCCTGACGCAAGGCTAGGCGAGGCACAGAGGCGCGTAGGGGACACTGTAGACCCCCTAAACCCGTCTGCTAGTGATATCAGGGCGGTATCCATGAAGCCATACTCTGGGCGCATAGATGAGGCTACGCTGCGAAGGCTTGAGGACAGGGGTGTAAACGTAAACTCGCCCGCAGCGGTAGATGCTGCGCTGATGGCGATATATGCCGAGGATGCTCACAATATTGAAGTTGAGAACCGGATGAGGGATCTCGGCCTTGAGAGAGACTCTCGTTATGACTACGGCACCCTGCTGCCAGTGAAGACTGACATCGTTACGGGGGAAAGATCTCTGGCCTATCCAGAGGTTGTCCGGGGGCTATTAGGCGCTCTCATTGATCTAGGGAGCACGCCAAAGACCGGCGTCTATAACCCTAACGCAATCTTGGATATTGCACTATGAATAAGCCGCGAAAAGGTAAGGCGCGTGTTAAAATTACGTCATCTGGCAAGAAGGTCAGTTACGGCCAGAAGGGCGCTAAGGTAAAGCCGGGAACCAAGAAGGGCGACTCATACTGCGCTCGATCGGCCGGTCAGATGAAGAGTCACCCGAAGGCTGCGAAAGACCCAAACTCACCCCTGAGACTGTCCAGAAAACGATGGAAGTGCTCGGGGACTAAGTCGAGGAGAAAGTAATGGCGTGCGGAAAGAAGTACAAGAAGGGCAAGAAGCGTGGCAAGTGAAGGCTTATACGCCAATATCCACGCAAAGCGTAAGCGCATAAAGGCTGGCTCCAAGGAAAG